GGGGGGGGGGGGGGGTACATCGCAGCCTCCCTAAAGGCCACAAACACCCTGCCGTTGCTTCAAAATTATTATGACAATTATACCTTCCCTATTGCTTACCGACAATGTTTACTGGTAGGCGCTTGCTGGTTCGCACAAACGACAAAAGACCCCGCCTTCACCGGCTGCCCGAGAGGGAAGCCAATGAAGACGGGGTCTATGGTTTGCTGTAGTTACTTTTGCTGCAACCGCCGGTGTGGCCTATCTGGGCACACCGCGCCACTTGTCGAAACTGCGTGCGCCGGTGTAGCCAAGGTAGCCGGCACCGAAGAGCCACCACAAGCTCTCGGGCACCGCGTTGAGCAGCTTGGACAGGTTTTCGGCGGCCTGGAACACTTCGGCGGGCCACCAAATGCCGATGATGCTGCCGATCACCGACAGCAGGATCACGCCGTAGATCACGTACAGAAAGGTCGGGCGCGCCCGGCTGGTCCACGGGTCGGCCGAATTGGCTTCGGCCAGAATGGCCGAGAGGCTCACCTGCATTTCCTGCAGGGCTTGTTGCCCCTCGGCCTGAAACAAGGCGAGCTTGGCCTGCTCGCGTTGGGCCGGATCGGGAATCAGGCGATCGATCAGTTTGGCCCCGGCTTCAAAGAGGCCGGGGGCCAAGGTGGTGAAGATTGGGCTCATTGCGGGCCTCCGAACAGTTTGATTTTGACGATGGTGCCGGCAAGCAAGGCCAGCACGAGGCCCGTGACCAGCATCTTGACCAGCGTGAGACCAGCGGTTTTCTTGGCCTCGTTGAAGGCGTCCAGCAAATTCCTGAGCTCGCGGATGTTGTAGAACTCCAGCTTGGCGATGCTGCCGGCCACCGGGAACACCTTGATGCCACGGCGCAGCTTCTTGCCGCTGGCGGTGGCGTCTACCGCTGTGGGCGTGCCGATCAGCGCTGCACCTCCAGCAATGCCCTTGATCGGCATGAGCCGCGCATCGCGCACGCTGCGTACAAAGGCGTAGGCCTCCTGGGTGGCGTAGCTGGTGTCCAAGGCCAGGCGCGCTAGACTCAAATGGCAGCCCGAACTGTGGGTCCAGGTCTCTCCCATGAGCTTGGCGAGAGCCGACCAAACTTCGGTTCGCGCCGTGTCGCCCATCAGGATCCGGTGCTCCACCAGCCATGCGGCTTTGCCACGCCCGAAGGCCCAGACCGAGACTTCGATGCGGTCCTTCTGCACGTCGGCACCGGCAGTCAGCAGCAAGCCACCCGCAGGCACGGTGCCGATGCGGTAGTCCTCTCGGCGCTCCAGCAGTCGCTGCCAGTCCGGCGCCTCACCCTCTTCGACCCATGTCTCACCCAGTTCGGTGTTCTTGAAGGTCTTGATGGCCGAGGCCGACCGACTGTCTGACATCGCCGCCGACTCCCAGGCCCGCGCGATCTCGATCCAGCTGCGCCAGCCCACCGGGCTGTAGAGGCTCGACAGGTGAAACCCCGCCGTGCGCCCGGCTTGTTCTGGCGCGCAGACCTGCCACTGTCCGTTGTCCAGCATCCAGGTTTTGTGGTGCTCGGCAATCGGCTGACTGCAAGACTCGCAGATGTAGGCAGCTGTCTCGGGTTGGCCTCGCTCCCAGCGCAGCTGCTCAAACCGCAGCCACTGGCGGTGGTCACAATACGGACACGGCACTAAGTAGCGGCGCTGGTCGGATGCATCGAACTCGCGTTCGACCGCACTGGCCCCGGCAATCGTCGGGGTCGAGACGATCAGGATCTTGCGCCGCGCAAAGGTGCGGGTGCGTGCCTCGGCCAGCGAGATCGCATCGCCTTCGCCTTCCACATCCAACGGGTAGCCATCGACCTCATCGAGAAACAAGTACCGCACGGGCATCGAGCGCAGACCCACCGCGCTGTTGGCACCGGTCATCACCAGCACGCCGCCATGGAACTCTTTGGCGAGGATCGTGTTGCCAGAGTCCCGACTGCGCGCCGGGGCGATGCGCTCCTGGATGGCGGGGCTCTCTTCGATCAGCGCGTCGATGCGCTGCTTGGAGGCTCGCTTGGTCATCTCCACCGTGGGCCACACCGCCATCATCGGGCCCGGGGCGTGGTGGATCACATAACCCACCCAGTTCAAGCCAAGCTCGGTACCGCCGACCTGAGCGCCTTTCATGAACACCACCCGCTCGATCGGCGACATCGGGGACAAGCAATCCATGATCTCGCGCAGGTAGGGCGTGCGACTGGTGCGCCAGCGGCCAGGCTCGGAGGCAGCCTTGCTGGATAGAACGCGGTGCTTGTCGGCCCATTCGGAGACCGTGAGCAGCGGATCGGGTGTGAGGCCTTCACGCCAGGCGCGCTCGATGGCGTCCCAGCCTTCGTAGTAAAGCTCTTCCATCATCAATCCACTCATCAGTCCACCTTGGGCTGCAAGTCGCCCAGGTCCTGCAGTTGCTGGCGCACGGCGGCGTCCAGCGCCACATGCAAGACATGCGCATCGACGCCCAGCCCAGCGGCCATCTGCGACGAGATGCGTGCCGGCCAGTTGAGCCAGGCATCCCGTTCGGCACGCGCCAGCTTGAACACATGGGCCACAGCCTGTGACCGATCGACCAGTTCACCCTTCAGTCGGGCCAGGCGCACTTTGTTGGTTTGCGCCTTGACCACCTCGTTGACGGTGCGGGCCTGGAGCAGCGAAGTGCCGCCGGACGACAGCGCCGGAGATGGTGGCTCTGGCGCGTCACGCAGAACCCTTGCGGAAGCCTGCGGAATCTCGCGGGCAGATACGGAAACCTGCGGGGCCGGTTTGTCACTGGCGACATCGGCCACCGACCGTCGGGTCGGTGTGGTGTTGGCTGCCCACTGGGCATCGGCCACCACCGGATCGATGGTGCCATCCGGCAACTGGCTGATGCGCCCGGTATCGATGGCCTTCTTGACGGCCACGTGCGACACGCCGCGATGGCGCGCGTAGGCGCGAATGGACAGTCCCATGGTGTTGATCTACTCAGTGCAAGTGGGTGGCCTCCTGGAGGTATGGGTCAGGCAAAGGCGAGTGAATCACCCGGGATTAAAAAGCGCTTGGCTTCTGGGGCGCACAGCGCGTGAATGCGGATGTCGATTGACAAGCAAACCACCAAGGAGCCCCACATGGCCAAACCCAAGCAACCCACCGCACTCTCCCCCGACGAGATCGAGCTCTTGCTCGAATCGATTGCCCTGGACCACCTGTTCATCGAAACCCTGCAAACCCGCCACCGCGACAGCCTGGACTTCCACGACGTGAGCGTCTGGGGTGTCAAAAGCGCCTTGCAAGCCGCGTTTGACGCCGGGCTGCGCGCAGCCGGTGGAAGTCCGAAGCAGGCCGTGCACCGCACGCGCAAGGCCCATCCCGGCAACGGCAGCGCCGCCGCCCTGCAAGCGTGAGGGCACCATGACCACCGCACTCAACCCCAACCAGCAGGCCATCCTGGAGCACGCCGTACAACACAGCGGCGGCAAGATCGCCTGGTTCCCCGAGCACATCAAGGGCGGCGCCCGTGCCAAGGTGCTCGAAGGCTTGTTCAAACGCGCCCTGATCACGCCCGACGGCGATGACTGGGTGGTGGCTGCCGAGGGCTACGACGCCCTGGGCCTGCCCCGACCGGGCGCATTGCCGCCGACCATCACGCTGGACGATCCGGAACTGGAGGCCGATGTCGCCAGTGCAGAGGCCAGTTGGCAACAACCTGCCCAGGACAAGCCGGTTCGCACCCGCGCCGACAGCAAACAGGCCATGGTCATTGGCCTGCTGCAACGCCCCGAGGGCGCCACGATCGCGAAGATCATGGAGGCCACCGGCTGGCAACAGCACACCGTGCGCGGGACCCTGGCCGGCACGCTCAAGAAGCGCCTGGGGCTGACCATCACATCAGCCAAGGAAGCTGGTGGTCAGCGCGTGTACCGCATCGAGTCCACGTCCGCAGGCACCGCTACCGTCACCACTACTAAATCGGAGGCCGCATGAACGCCCACCCCAACCCGGCGCGCCAGGAGGCGGTGTGCGCCGCGATGAGGGCCAAGGTGGCACCAAGCATCGACCTCCTGCTCGAAGACGCGCGGCTTGCGCCCTGTTTGGCCGAAGCGGCGTTTCACAACGCCGTGCTCACCCTGGCACTGGCCGGCGTCCAAGCCTTGCAGGCCAAGGTCGCCAGCCCCATGTACCGATCAACCAGCCAAACCACCACACCAACCAAAAAGGCCCGTCATGTCCAGCATGTCCAGCACCATTGAACGTACCCCCTTGACCCTGCAGTGGGAGGGCCAAGATGTCCAGGTCGAGCAGCTTGGCATCCGGCTGCCCTTTGCGCGCAAGCCCGAGAACCTCAATGACATGAGCGCCAGCGGCGACTACATCGTCTACGTCACCGAGACCCGGACCATGACGCCCGAGGAGTTCGATGGGTTTGCTGCCAACCTGCTGGTCTCGCGCGACTGGCTGGCCGGCAAGGGTGGTTATGTCGGCCAGGGGCGTTTGTGCGTGGAAGTCCATGCCCCCGGACGCCCGTACCTCTATGTCGACCCGTCTGGCGGGGACTACGGTCGCTACGTTGGGCGCCTGGGATAGTGGCTCTGCCGCCACGCTGTCCATCTTCTGCAATCAAAGCCTTGGCTTTGCATCTCAGCAGCGCGTCAATGGGGTCATCGCCCAACGATTGAAGGAGCCCCACCATGACCCTCGACCTCGACACCCTGATGCGCCAGATGACCGAGCAAAAGGCCAAAGATGCCTTGCTCACCGCCCGATCCACCCTGGAGCGCAGTCTGCGCGAGTTGGACCACTACATCGAGCGGCTCGACACGGCCGAAACGCCGCACGACAAATCGCAGGTGATGAACTGGGCGCTCAACGCCCTGGCCTGCAACATCACGCCCAATCTGCGCCTGGACCTGATCGCCAACGCACAGGCCGAACTGGCCAGCGTCGCAAAATGATCACGCTCCAAAAAAATGATCGAGAAAGCCTTGGCTTCTGTACCCTGGAGCGCGTCAATGGAGTCATCGCCAACACAGACATGGAGCCGACGATGACCACCACCCACATCCCTGCAACCCAGAACGAAGCCTGGGGCTTTTGGGGCACGATGAACAACCAAGCAGCAGCGGCTTGGCCGATCGCGATGACCGCGATTTCTGACGCCACCTTCCAGCCCCTCGAATCAGTCCGCACCTTCCTGGACAGCCGCCACGGCCGCCACTTTGCCGACGATGTGTTGAACGGCCTGCACGCCGGATCGGACCTGAAGGATGCGATCCACGCCGCCACCCAGCGCTGGATGGGCTGGACCATCGGCCGCCTGACCAGCAAGCAGCACGGGATTCCCAAGGGGCTGCCCTACCTGACGGGCTTTGTGGTTCACTGCGAGATCGTCGAAGAGGCCCTGGCCGACTGACGTACCCGCAGGGCTTCAAAGCCCCGGCGCAACGCGTAGCTGCGCACGATCGAGACGGCAGTGAAGATCAAGCCGATCAGCAGATTTTCGGTGACGGTCACGGCCAGGCCGAACAGCGGGAACACCGCCATCTGCGTGACCACCGCCACAACATAACCCACCAGCACATTGGCGAGCGACTCCACCAGGGACATCAGGCGAGACTGCTTCATGCGTCGGCCTCCTGTGGGTCTGCTGAGATCAGTATGCTTGCCATTGCCGCTAGGTCGTTGAACTTGACCGCATCGGCTTCCCGGTAGGCTTCCTGCCCACTCCAGTCCTGCCAGCGGCGCACGATCACATCGACGTACTTGGGGTCGAGCTCGATCAGCCAGCCGATGCGGCCGGTTTTTTCAGCGGCGATGAGGGTGGTGCCAGAGCCGCCAAAGGGATCCAGCACGATGTCCCCTGGACGGCTGGAATTGCGGATGGCCCGCTCGACCAACTCCACCGGCTTCATGGTCGGGTGCAGGTCATTTTTCTGTGGCTTCTTGATGTTCCACACATCACCCTGGTCCCGGTCACCGCACCAGTGGCGGTTTTGACCTTCGGGCCAGCCGTAGAGGATGGGCTCGTACTGGCGTTGGTAATCAGCGCGGCCGAGTGTGAAGGTGTTCTTGGCCCATATGATGAAGGTGGACCACTTGCCACCGGCAGCCCGGAAGGCCTGTTGTAGGGTGTCCAGCTCACTGGACGACATGGCGATGTAGGTCGCCCCAGCGCAGCGTTCCAGCATCGGGGTCAACGCCGCCAGCAAGAAATCGTAGAAACCATCACCCAGGTTGTCGTTCAGGATCGGGCGGTCTTTGCCGCGCATCTTGTCCTTGGCGCTGTTGGCATAGTCCACGTTGTACGGGGGATCGGTGAACACCATGTCGGCCTGGGCGTCGGCCATCAGCAGCTCGTAGCTCTTGGGGTCGGTGGCATCGCCGCACACCAGCCGGTGATTGCCCAGCTCCCAAACATCGCCTGGGCGGGAAATCGGAGTGACGGGCACTTCGGGCACTGCATCGTCGTCCGTCTGGCCATCGACCGTGGTCTCTTCGCCCGCTATGATCTCGGCCAGCGCGTCGGCATCAAAGCCGGTGATGTCCAGGTTGAAGCCATCTTCCTGCAAGGACTGCAGCTCGATGCGCAGCATGGCGTCGTCCCAACCGGCGTTTTCTGCAATGCGGTTGTCCGCAATGATGAGCGCTCGGCGCTGGGTGGGCGTCAGGTGATCGAGCACGACCACGGGCACGGTGTCCAGGCCCAGCTTTTGCGCAGCGGCCAACCGTCCGTGACCGGCGACGATCACGCCATCAGACCCCGCCAGGATCGGATTGGTGAAACCGAACTCGACGATGGATGCCGCAATCTGCGCCACTTGCTCTTCGGAGTGGGTACGGGCATTGCGGGCGTAGGGCACGAGTTTCTCGGTGGGCCAGCGCTCGATATGGGTAGAGAGCCAGGGTTCAGACATGGACCAGCCCCAGTTCGTAGATGGTCTTGCCCTGGTTCAGCTTGGCAGTGAGCAACTGGGTGCGCTCATTCGAGATGGCCACTGCCAGATGGGTCCAACGTCCAAACTCGTGAATGATCTGCACGCAGGGCAGCTTCAACTGGTGGGCGGCCTGGCATACGAGCAACGGCGTCATGCCTGGCACGATGAGGTCCGCCGCACGCCCTTGCATGTGGTGGCTGGTCGGACTGCCCCCAGTGGCGCGGTTCAGCGCTGGTGAGCGGTAGCCGGAGGTGATCACCACCGGGCGCTTGAGGTGAACGCGCAGCGGCT